CTTTAATTCTACTCCGAAAACGCGCGAAAGGGGGTGTGGTAGATGGCAAAAGCGAAAACTTCCACGCGAATCAACCGAGAAAAAAAGAGACTCCAGGAACTTTTCAAAGACCTGGACCCGAACAAGCTGAAAACCTGCCAGGCTCTCATTGACCGGGCGGCATTTATCACGATCAGCCTCCAGGACCTGGAGGAGCAGCTGAACGAGACCGGCTGGGTGGAGGAATACCAGAACGGCGAGAACCAGTCCGGGCGCAAGAAGGCCGCAGCGGCTGACGTTCACATCAGCCTGACCAAGAACCTGAACGCCATCATCAAGCAGCTGCTTGACCTGGTACCTCCCGCACAGAGGGCCAGCCGACTCGAGGAGCTGATGAACCAGTGACACCGTTCGCAAACTACATACAGGAGTACTACTACCGCATCCAGAAGGGCGAGATCGTCGTCGGGCGGTGGATCCGGCTCCTATACGAAAAGATCACCGCGGGGCTCCGGGATGGTCTTTTTTATTTTGACGATCGCAAGGCCAACCGCGCGATCATGTTCATCGAGAGCTTCTGCCGCCACTGTGAGGGACGCAACGACCTGATCACGCTGGAGCTCTGGCAGAAGGCGACGGTGTGCCTCATGTTCGGAATCGTCGACGAGGACGGCCTGCGAATCTTTCGCGAGGTCTTTTTGGTCATGGGCCGAAAGAACGGCAAGAGCCTGTTCGCCTCGGCGTGCATCGCCTACATGGACTACCTGGACGGCGAGTACGGTGCCAAGATCTACTGCCTGGCGCCGAAGCTGGAGCAGGCGGCGATCGTTTACGACAACTTCTACAGAATGATCACCCAGGAGCCCGAGCTGGCACAGCTGGCACAGAAGCGGCGCTCCGACATATACATCGAGACGACCAACAGCAGCGTGAAGCCCCTGGCGTTCAACGCGAAAAAGTCGGACGGCTTCAACCCGCACTTCACGGTCTGCGACGAGATCGCAAGCTGGCCGGCTGAGCAGGGCCTGAAGCAGTACGAGGTCATGAAGTCAGCGCTGGGCGCACGTAAGCAGCCCATGATCCTGAGCATCTCCACGGCGGGCTACGTGAACGACGGCCCGTATGACGAGCTCATGATGCGCTCGACGGCATGGCTGCTCGGCAACAGCGAGGAGCGACGCCTGCTGCCAATTATATACATGATCGACGACGTCAGCAAGTGGGACGACATCGAGGAGCTGAAAAAGGCCAACCCCAACATGGGCGTGAGCGTCTCCGCGGACTTTTTCCTGGAGGAGATCGCCATCGCCCGGAACAGCCTCAGCAAGCGCGCCGAGTTCATGGTCAAGTACTGCAACATCAAGCAAAGCAGCACCCAGGCCTGGCTGCCCTACGAGGTGGTGGATGCGGTCACCGGCGAGACCTACAAGCTGGAGGACTTCAGGAGCACCTACTGCGTCGGCGGCATAGACCTGTCACAGACCACCGACTTGACGGCCTGCTGCGTCGTGATCGAGCGGGACGGCAAGCTCTACACCTTCGCCAAGTTTTTCATGCCCGCGAACAAGATCGAGGAGCTGCAGGAGCGCGAAGGCGTGCCCTACAGCATCTACGTCTCCCAGGGGCTGATCCAGCCGAGCGGTGAGAACTTCGTGGACTACAACGACTGCTTCGAGTGGTTCCGGATGCTGGTGGAGGAGTACGAGATCCTGCCGCTGCAGGTCGGCTATGACCGCTACTCCGCGCAGTACTTGGTCCAGCAGATGGAGCAGTACGGCTTCCACATGGACGACGTGTACCAGGGCGAGAACCTGACGCCGGTCATCCATGAGTGCGACGGCCTGCTGCGCGACGAGACCCTGCTGCTGGGCAGCAACAACGTGCTGAAGGCTCACTTCCTCAACGTGGGCATGAAGCAAAACGTGGAGACGAGAAAGATCCGACCCGTGAAAATAGATCCCCGCTGCCACATCGACGGCTTCGTGGCTGTTCTGGACGCGCTGACCGTGCGCCAGAAGTGGTACGACCAGATCGGGGAGCAACTAAAAAATGCGATCTAAAGGAGGACAAAATGGGAGCATTTGAGAAGCTGTTCGGTCGCTGGAAAAGGCAGACCGAGGTGCGCCAATATTTCAAAATGCTGGACGGCTACACGCCTATATTTAGCAGCTATGACGGGGGCGTCTATGAGATGGAGCTCACGCGCGCCTGCATCCACACGTTCGCGAACCACGCGAGCAAGCTCAACCCTACAATTAGCGGCCCCGACAGGAAAGGCTTGACCCACCTGCTGAACGGCCGGCCCAACCCGTTCATGACCACGGCCCAGTTCGTCTACAAGGTGGCCACCATCTACGACGCGCAGAACACCTGCTTCATCGTGCCCATCCTGGACGAGCTCGACCGGACCGTCGGCTACTATCCCGTGAACCCTCAGCAGACCGAGATCCTGGAGGTGAACGGTGAGCCCTGGCTGCGCTACACCTTCACGAACGGAGAGAAGGCGGCCATCGAGTTCAGCCGCTGCGGCGTGGTCAGCAAGTACCTGTACAACAACGACATCAAGGGCGAGACCAACGCGGCGCTCAACCCGACCATGCAGCTGCTGCACATGCAGGACCAGGGCATCAAGGAAGGCATCAAAAACAGCGCCAGCTTCCGCTTCATGGCTACCGTGTCCAACTTCACCAAGGACAAGGACCTGGTCAAGGAGCGCAAGAAGTGGACCGAGGAGAACCTCGGCGCGGATGCTGGAGGCCTGGCACTGTTCCCGAACACCTACTCGAACGTGCAGCAGATCCAGAGCGTGGCCAAGGTGGTCGACCCTGAGCAGCTGAAAATCACGCAGGACCGCGTGTTCATCTACTTCGGATCCAACGACAAGGTGCTGAAAAACGAAGCAACCGGCGACGACTGGTCGGCCTACTACGAGGGCAAGATCGAACCCTTCGCGGTGCAGCTGTCCCAGGCCATGACGCTCATGACCTACACCGACGCAGAGCGCAAGCGCGGCAACGCGGTGAGCTGGAGCGCCAACCGCCTGCAATACGCGACCAACAACGAGAAGCTGCAGACCAGCAGCCAGATGTTCGACCGCGGCATCTTTTCGCTGAACATGGTGCTGGACATCTGGAACCTGCCGCACGTCGAGAACGGCGACAAGCGCTACATCCGCAAGGAATACACCGAGATCAGCCAGCTGGACCAGGTGGCGCAGCTCCAGGCAGAGCTCCAGTCCGCGCAGGCACAGATCAACGCAACCAAAACAGAACCGGAAAAGGAGGACGGAACCGATGACACCGGAGACCAAGATCAAGCTGAAGGATGAGCGGCAGCTCCGCGCCCTTCAAATGTTCGCGCCCACCGAGAGCGCCAAGAGAATCGACAGCGCGTACTATATCGAAGGGTACGCCGCAAAATATGAGCCCTACGTTCTCTACGAGGACTACGACGGCCCCATCTATGAACGCTTCGAGCGCGGATGCTTCGACAACTGCGACATGAGCGACATCATCTACCAGCTGAACCACCAGGGCACCGTGATGGCGAGAACCGGCAACGGCTCCCTCATCGTGGAGGCTGACGACGTCGGCCTGTTCGTGGCCGGTGACCTTGGCAGAACCGCTGCCGCGCGTGCGCACTTCGAGGAGATCGGCGCCGGCATGATCACCAAAATGAGCTGGGGCTTTATCCTCGGCGACTACTACTTCGACAGGGAGAACAGGACCATCGTCCACAAGACCGTCAAGAAAATCTTTGACGTGTCCGGCGTGTCCATCCCCGCAAACCAAAACACAGAAATCAATGCTCGCAGCTGGGCCGACGGAGTGATCGACCTGGCAGCACGGAGTGATGCAGAGCTTGACGAGAGACGCAGACGCCTGCGCCTCAAAATAAATATTCAGGAGGTCATCAAAAATGAGAATTGATGAAATCAACACCCGCCTCGCAGCTATCGCGGCCGAGTGCGACAGTGCCTCCGGTGAAGCGCTCACTGCGCTGGAAACCGAGGCCGCAAACCTTCAGGCAGAGCGCCAGACGATCATGGCAGAGATCCAGACCCGTCAGCAGCTCCGCGCCAACATCGCCGCCGGCAACGTAACCGGCCAAATTATTGAACCTGAACAGGAGGACAACAACATGGAAAACAGAACTTTCACTCTCGAGTCTGAGGAGTACCGCAGCGCGTTCTTGAAGCACCTGCGCGGCGAGGAAATGAACGACGTTGAAAAGCGCGCCTTCACTTTCCTGACTACCAACACCGCAAAGCCCCTGCCTACTGTGATGCAGAACCGCATCATCGACCTGATCGGCGAGGCTCACCCCATCGTGGCTGACGTTTACCGCATGGACTCCGGCTCCGCGATCACCATCCCCGTGGCCAAGGCTATCGTGGCCGACGCAGGCGCGACCGCGGAAGGCGCTGCCGCTAACGAGCTGCAGGTAACCTTCGACAGCGTTGACCTGTCCGGTGACGACTACACCGCCAACGTCAAGATGTCCTACAAGATGGCAGCAATGGCCATCCCCGCCTTCGAGACCTACATCATCAGCCAGATCGCTGAGCGCCTGGGCGCTAAGCTCGCGGCTGGCATCGTTGCCAAGATCAAGGAAGGCATGGCTGTAGCCAACAAGATCGCTTCCGGCGTATCTTATGCTAACATCTGCGCAGGCTTCGGCGAGCTGAAGCGCGTCGGTGCGGTCGTTGTATATGGCACTCGCAAGGGCGTCAACAACAATCTGGTCGGCATGGGGGACAGCAACAAGCGCCCCATCTTCCAGAGCTCCATCACCGAGGGCGCAGCAGGCGCACTGCTGGGTGCTACTATCAAGTTCGAGGACGCTGTCGGCGACGACGAGCTGCTGATCGGCGACCCCAAGAAGTACCTGCAGAACGTGGTGGCTCCTGTGGTCATCGAATCCGGCAAGGATCTGGACAACCACACCATGGTCTACTCTGGCTACACTTGCCAGGAGGGCACCCTGACCGACGACAAGGCGTTCGCGCTGGTGTCCGAGGCCTAAACGCCCGATTAACTCAACCGGAGGCGGCGGGGCTTAACGGCCCCGCCTAACCCATAGGAGGGAGGCCAACATGCTCGAACAAGTAAAAAAATTTTTGCGCATCAGTCACGACAAGCTGGACGACGAGGTCCAGGGCGAGATTGACGCAGGCCTTCTGGACTTGAAAGTCCACGGGATCACCCACGCACCGGACGACGACCCGCTGATTGTCAACGCTGTGAAGCTCTGGTGCAAGTCCCTGCACACCGACGACCCCGCCAAGGCTGCCGAGTTCCTGAGACGCTACAAGGAGCTGCGGGACTGCCTCAAGATGGCGGCGGGCTACGGCTGGAAGGAGGGCGCGGATGAATGAGCTGCTGACACTTTACAACGACGCCGGCGAGAGCAGAGAGCTGCTCTGCGGGCTGCGTAGCATAAGCAGGTCGGAGTTCTACCAAGCCGCCGCCACCGACTACCGCCCGGAGCTGGTGTTCATCCTGGCCGACTACCTGGACTACAACGGGGAGACCTTGGTGCGCTATGAAGGCCAGTGCTACCGCGTCATCAAGACGTACCGAAACGGGCAGGAGCTGGAGCTCACCGTCTCCAAGGCTTCCGCAGAGGAGGTCGAGCTGTATGGGGCGGATTAAACTCTCCGGCAACCAACTGGCGCAGGCCCTCAACGAGGAGCTCACGCTCTACAGCGAGCAGGTGGAGGACGCCCTGATCGAGGCGACACGCGAGGCCACGGTCGACCTGGTCCGCAAGACCCGAGCGACCGCGCCGAAGCGCAGCGGAGACTTCCGCAGGCACATCGCTGGCGACTTCCGTGGTCTGAAGCGAGGCATCCGCAACCCGCACGCCGTGTGGTACGTGAAAGCCCCGCACCACAGGCGCACGCATCTGCTGGTGCATGGTCACGCCAAGAGAGGCGGCGGCAGGGTCGATGGTGATCCATTCCTGCACAACGCCCTGAACGAGGTGCTGCCAGCCTATGAGAACGCAGTCAAGGAGGCCCTGACAAAATGATAAATCAAATTTTATCAGCCGCACAAATCAATCACAGACAGGGCCGCTTCGTCCGCGAGCCGGAGGGCACCTACGCGGTCTACTTCGATGACGTCGAGGTGGAGATCGTCGACCGTGTCCCAGGCATCGCAGGAGCGCCCCGAATTTTACACCACACGGCGCGGGTGGAATTGTACGAACAAAAACCCGACCCCGCCGCTGAGGCCGCCCTGGAGGCGGAATTTGACGCCAGGGGGCTGCCCTGGACCAAAGAGGACCGCTACTGGCTGGACGACGTCCTGCGGTACCAAGTCCTTTATGAAACCAACTACACAGAAAAATCCTAAAGGAGGATAGAACCATGGCAAAGGGAGATAACAAGAAAATCACGCTGGGCTCTGGCAAGCTCTACGCAGCGGAGTTCGACAGCGCCAACTTCACCGTGGACGCGGTCTGCGTGGCGGGCAATCTGCTGGGCTACATCAAGGGCGGCGCTGCTCTTGAATACACCGAGGAGCCCTACGAGGAAAAGGACGACCTGGGCCTCG